TTATATATGACTCTATTTCTGACATCCTTAAAGAAATAGAGTCAATTTTAGAATTTAATGATTTTATGTTTTCATCAAAATCAGAGTTTGCGGATTTCATTTCTGCTGAAATTAACTTAACGCCAATAACAGCGTCGTGCAAATCCCTTTTCATTATATCAATTGTCAACTTTACTATCCTTTTGTTTTTGGGACATTATTAAAGTCTTTACTTGGCTTCCATAGCTTGACCCAAAATAATAAGTAGCAACTTGTATAAAAACTGTAGATATTGATCCAACTAGTCCGCAAATTATGTTTGTATCTTCCTTTGGCATTTCATGAAACATCATCAGAATTGTGATGCAAAAAAATCCAATAGTTATAAAAGAACCTAAAAGGGCATTCATGTATGTCTTAGAAGTTACGGATGAATCCCTTGCGTTTTTTATATCTTGAGCAATATTTGTGTGTTCCTGGAGAGAAATTTTCCCAAGTTCGACTTTATAATCCATCTCCATTTTTTTTAGTTGGATAATCTGCTCTGGAGTAGCGTTTAATATAGCGTTTTCAATATCTTTTTCAGTAGCATTGTCTCTTCCAAAGAAAATGTTACTAAGTTCAGACCCTATATTTTCACCAAATTTTCCACCAATAAGACCACCAACAGAAGGTATTATAGAAGAAATAACATTTTTAAATGACATATATTAATCCTTAGCCCTTTTTAACCATCCGTCTAGAAATATAGAGAGCGCACACTTTTCCCTAACAAGATTTTTATAGAAATCACATAAATTTAATACATATAAATCTAAAAGATTATCTTTGTTTAGCCCTGAAATCGCATCTATTGTCTGAGGCCCTATATCTCCGTCTTCATCTATTTTTTCATCTTTTAATAAAGAATTTGCTGATTTTTGAAGTAACTTTATAGCTCTATCATCACCCATATTAATACACGCAGAAAAAACCTTTCTGCATAAAAAAAAGTGGTCAAATTGTTGAATTTTGCATCTTACCCACCAATCATAAAAATATATTATTTTAGCATCTTGTTTGGTTAAGTTTTTTATAGATTGGTTTGTAATAGGCTTGATTATTTTATCAAGAACATCATTGAGTTCTTTATGTTCTGTTCTTTTTTTAACTAATGATTTTAAGTATTTTATAGAGATCCCAAAGTTTGTTGCTCCGCCTGGATCTCTTTTATTGTCAACATAACCGCCTTCAAGCTTCATTGCATGGTCAAAACAATCATCAAACATTCTGTTCCCCAGACTTATATACTCTGATTATTGTATTTTATATATTAATTATATTAAATGGCTTATGTCTTTTATAAGAGCAGAATATTGCTATATTATACAATTGTTAATTTTGAATTATTCTCCATTCTTTTCCATTCCATGTCTTATGAAGCTTTAGGTCAGTATCCCAAACTAAACATCCCTCTACAGGGTTTATAATGTCATTAATATTATCGGTTGTTTTGTTAGAAATCGGAATGTACAAACAATCTACCATATTTGTAAATTCTTTTACGCTATCACCGTTTTCATCATATCTTTCTTGTATATAAAACTTAAGATTTTTCACTATACTCTCCTAAAATTAACTTACAGAATATTGAAAATAGCATTCAGTAACTAAAGCCCTTACTCCTGCAGGCCTTCCGGTTAGAGTTGCTTTAACTGAAATTTCTGTTCCTGAAATTGGACCAGGTATACCTACTGAAATTTGCTGCATTTGATTTAAAACTCCAGTAGATAATAAGGCTGAACTTGCGTTCAATATAGAAGAACCTAAAATAGTTCCATTATTTCTATATTGGTAATCAATTCCCCATGAAAAAGTACCTGCGCCAGCAGCATCACCAGCAAAATTAATTACAAAATTTAATGGAGTTGTTGTTATAACATAGGTTTCAAAAGAATGTGACGCAAAAAAAGTATCATTTGTTGTTGTTCTTAAAACATCTGCAAACCCACCAACTGTTACTCTTGTAAAGGACCCATCAACTATACTAGTCGCTGGGATTGTTTTTTTATATGGCTGTACTAAGTATAAATTATCAGTAATTCTATATCCACCAGCTCCAGTGTTTATAAATGAAGCAGCAGATTGCTTTATTATTGTATAACTACCAGATCCATCTATAAGACCTGCAATTAATATAGACTGAGTTGAAGTATTTTTTATATAACAATTCCACCCTATAGGGGCTGTTAAGTGATTTGGCAAAGTTACTATTGTAGGCGCGCCAGTTACCAAAATTAAAGATGATGAATGCTTGTTATCAAGTGTAATGTCTGAATTTACAGTAAATACATTCTTGAACGTGTTCGTCTTTCCTTCTGAATTTATTCTATTCATTTTTTAATTCTCTTTATTATATTGTGAACCAATTTACGCCATTCGAATAAACTTTAACACTTCCGTAATTTATTGAAATAGTTGTTGATGCTTGCCCATCAATTAAAGCGGGAGCAATTGCATTTATTGTAATTGGATTTAATGTAGCTGCTCCAGACTCATCTTTTATAATATAGTTTCTTCCATTAACTAAATCAGAAGTGCTTAATATTATTGTTATTCCGCTAGCAGTGCATCCAATTATGTTTGATCTTAAAACGGCTGTTGCTGTAGTTATATTGGTTGCTGCCCTTTGTGTTGATATAGTTCCAGATAATGAAACTGATGAATTCGGGGAGGCTGTTCCTAGGCCAATTCCGTTTAAAGCTTTTACGCAAAAAGTTCCGTCTAAAGTTGAAGTGAAATCAGATGCTGCAGTATTGTCACACTGAATCATAAAAGTTCCATTATGCAATGATTTTGCTTTATGACCAGAAGCAGAAGAGCGAGAACCAGTTACGTTATTTAATGATCCAAATAATATTCCGGAATATGTTGATCCCGTAGAAATTTGATTACCAGTACCACCAATTACTACAGAGCCATCACAGTTTGATCCAATTGCACTTGATACAGAAGATATTATAGATGCATAATCAGAGCCTGCTCCTATAGAACATTGGTCAGATCCAATTATAACTTGCGCTAAACCAACTGCCGTTGTTGATGAGCTTGTACCAATAATAGCCCCTTTGCTCGAACTGTTTATTGAATCTAAAGAACCTAAAACAATAGAATTATTAGCACTGCTAATTGAGCAAGATGATGAACCAATTACTACAGATCTATCACAGTTTGCAGACATTCCGCTTAATGAAGAAGATATTACTGACGAATTATCACACGAAACGCTTATATTACAATCTACTGAACCAAATATAACTTGAGAGATACCAACTTCAGTTGATGAGTTTACTGACCCAATAATAGCACCGTTAGTTGATTTACTTCCTGCATCTTCTGAACCTATGATAACAGAACGGTCACAATTAAAAACCGCAGAATTTATTGATGAAAATATAGATGTGTTATTACATGTTCCATTAACTATACAAGCAGATGAGCTAATAATGCTGTCGAATGAACCGCTCATTGTAGTGCAAAAAGAAGATCCGGCAATTAAACCACTATTTTCAGTATTAATTGTATTATTATCACCTCCTAATATAGCGCCATAACTAGCAACTCCATCTATGGAGTTAGTAGATCCAGCTATTAAATTATTAAGAGAAGGAGAATATCTAAAATTTGTGCTTGAAGTTACTGTATTACCACCGCCACATATGAATATTCTATCTTGGGATCCAAACGGGAATGATGAAAAAGAAACATTTACAAATGTTGGAGTTGATGATGTTGAAATGTCCTGGATTGTATTTAACTCATTCGCTGTTATCTTTAAATTTGTAATATTATGAGCAAAAGTAAATGAACCAACAGTGTAATTTATAGGTGCAGTTGCTGATAAACCAACGCTTAAATCCCCTGTTAGACCATTGTAAGCCATTGGCAATATAGCATTAATCGGAACAGGAGTAGGAATAGCACCAAATATCTCTGCGCCAGTTACATATTTACTTGTACCGGATGGTCCTTGGCTTAAGTCCAATGGATCTTGAATTTCAAACAAATCAGTTGGATTAACATCTCTCAGCGCCTGAATTAACTGAGATATTTCTACGTTAGCCATTTAAAACTCCAAAAATTATTCTGCTGTTACCCTAGTGTCACCATTAGTCGTTACTCTAGTGTCTGCAAGTGTTGATATTCTAACAGATGACGGAGGCGGAGGAACAACAGGGCCACTAGTGTCAAATATGAAAAACCAAATCCAATTAGAAAATAGGTTCATTAATCGCCACCGTGCCAAGTTATTCCGGCGCAAGTTGTTGTATATGGATTTCCATTAATCGTAGCAGCAGCTAAAACTCTTTGCGCAATACATGGAATTGTAGATCCAGATAGTAACCCAATAAAAACTTGAGCAACCCCATCTTGATTTTCAATAATTAAATTCCCACCAGTTCCAACGTGAATTATTTTGCATAATTCACCTTTGTTCGTAAGGTTATCTTGAGTTAAAAAAGGAGCTCCAACAGTAACAACACCTCCCCTAGTAATAGGCATACTAACCATGTTAACTGATTTTAAAGGATTAATTGTATTAGTAGTTGTTGTCATATTGTTTCCTATGGTAAATATTCTGTAAATTCGAAAAAAGTATCTAAAGTAAAGTTAGCTTCTCCGCCTCCAGCTTGGTTCCCTATATTGAATGTACCAGCACCAGCCCCTGGTAATGGTCTTCCTCTTACCTCAAAAGTAAGCAAAGTCCCAGCAGTTAACCCAAGAATAAATGAATTATGCTCATATGATTCAGGTAACGTATTATCTCTAGTTACAGTAAAGTTAACTACAACACCAGTTAAAGGGTTTGTACCAGTGCTCAAATATAATCCCATGTAAACTTTATCATTAGATCCAATACTTGATAGTCTTAAGTAATTAGCCCTATGTCTAATCCTTAAGTTACAGTTATCAATAACATTATATGTTTGCTGAAATATAAATGAAGTTGCTGCCCTTACAGGAACTCCAGAGGTATATATGTTATAGGACGCTTGTGCGGCAAAAGGAGCAGATATTCCTGTTAATATTGGAATAAAAGTATAATTTAAATTTATTGGATCTCTTCCTGTATAAGCTATGCTTAAAGATTCATTTAAAGTCGGATTTAATGTTGTTATTGAAATATCATTCCCTGCAACTAATTTTTGGCCTAGAAATCCTGCCGTAGTATCTAAAGTGCTAACTTTTACTTGATCAGTCTCTTCAAGAATCAAATTAGTCTGCGTAGAAGATTCATATATAAAAGGAGTCGCGGCTTCTGTTAGCTGAAACTGCACATCAGACAAATTAAATAGCTGTATAGGAGTATTTTGTGGAAGCCTAATAAATAAAGAAAAAGTATCTTGGCTACCGCCAATATTCTTACCAAAAACAGTATCTATAATTGCGCCATCAAAATTAAATCTTGTCCATGTGCTTGTTACTGTAACGCTATCGACAAGAACCTCGTTAGTCGCTGAACCTGTTGCACCGAAAAATTGGATATATCCATACTCAACAATTAACGATACATCACTTCTTGCATAAAATGAAAAAGATGTTTGTTGATTCTGAAACGAGTTAACGTCCTCAATAACGTATAGTATATCTTTTCTTGTTTCTCCAGTCGGGGTTGCTAATTCTGAATATTGGAGCACATAGGTTGGCGTTAAATCTGGTGGACTCGTTCCCAATATTGGCCTAACAAACGAAAGAATGTCGTTGCTCCCAGCTCCATCTTTGTAAAACTTCCAAATTGGAGGTGCAATATCAACTTCAATAGACGAAGGAAGAGGAGCAGGTAACGGGCTTAAAAACTCTCTAAACTGTGAATTGATAATATAATTCTGGAAATCAATCGCTTCAGTAATAGGTGATCCTCCAGTAGATGGAGGGGAGTAATTATCTACCTCAAATATTAAAAGAGAGGAGGCGTCTGTAACAGTAATGTAATATGGTTCGTCATCAGCAAAATAAATAGGACCAATTCTTCCAGCGCTATCTAAAAGTACAGGGTTTGGATAAGGAATAGTCCCAGCAGGATCACTATAAATTGACTTTTGCTGAGTATGGTTCAAAGCCTCAAACGTGCTTAAATAACCGCCAGCTGCAAATATTCCTGCATTATCTGTAAATTGCCAAAATGGGATTGGACTTAAGCTATAATTAATTGGCATTATTGTTCACCTTGAGATCCATTTTGGATATAACCCTTAAGTATTGCGTTTCTAAGTAATTGTTCTATATTACCAACGCCGCTATTTTCTGTCTGCATTTTTAATTTATTTAAGTACAAATCTCTTAGTTTTTTGCTAGTTAGAAGATTTGTTGCTGCTTTTGCACCAAAAATAGCAGCAGGTATAGATAAAGCTGCGGCAGGATGAGTAGAACCAATGACAGCACCACCTAGTGCCGCCGCACCTGACTTTAAAGGTTCAATCTTTGTAGAAGCATATCCAGTGCTAGGAATATAAGAAGATTCGAACGTTTCTGGGAAAATCTCTTTCAATTTTGATAGCTTCTCCAGCTCTTCATAATGCCTTGGGAATAATGATTTTTTCTGTTTTTCACCAAGAGTTTTATACCTGTTCAATAGTTTTACAGGAGATACCCCATAATCTTTGTCATGAGCATCTTTTAAATGAAAAGCAGCCACTTGATCTCTAGATTCTTGGTCAGGCAACATTCTTAATAGGTCATCTATAGAACGACTGTCGTCATTCTTTATTGTAGGTTTTAAATAGTCGCTAATAAATCCAGATGTGTTCGGATTTTTATATTTAGATAATTTATAAAAACTGCTTGGCCTAGAAACTCCAGTAGAACTTGCTTTTCCACTAACCTCAAATGGTATTTGCTCTTCAATGTACATATTGTCGGCTTTCTTTAAAGCTTCATAAACAGAAGGGTCCTTCATGGCATTTAAAGTTACCGTTTCTTTTATTTTTCCTTTGATACTAGCAAGAGCTCTCATAGCTAATTTGTCACCTTCCTTCATAGCTAAGGAATAGTGGTCGTTAAGTTGTCTCCTTATCTCCTCTAAATCAGAAAAATTAGTTACCTTCTTTTGCGAATAAAATTTCAAATCTTTTTTAAATTTCCTTATCGGGCCAATAATTCCAGTTCTATATTTACTTAAATCTAATTTATCAGATTCTTCTTTAATTGTTTTTTTCAAAGATGAGTCGTCAAATTTTATGCCAGAATTTAATGCCTTTTCCTTAAAGTCGGAATAAAGATCATTAACGCCTTTCTTTACTTCTAAATACTTATCTTTTGCTTTAGAGAAAATATCCCCTGAAATGTTCTCAGGAAGGCCTCCTCCAGATATTTCATTAAATATAGAATTAGATCTATCTCGAGCATGAGCATTAAGCTTATTATAAACTTCTCCCATTCCTGAAAACGGAATGTTCTTTAATAAACCTTTCTGTATGGAAGTTAATGCCGGTGAATTTATAACCTCACCTAAAGGAGCGGAAAGCCCTTCAGGTATGTATGAAACGGCTTTCTCTATTTGCTCAGGCGTGTTTCTTCCACCAGCAAGATTTTTAAGTAACTGTCCCGCTGCTGAAGGCCCGCCAAATATTGCAGACAATGCAGGAGATAAAGCAGCTCCATAAGAAGCCCCTGTTAAAGCTTCTGATGGTATGTCGCTTTCAGTCCTATTTGCTGCTAATAGCCCTGCTAGAGGCCCTCCAATAGCAGCGCCTTGAGCCGCAGATCCAAGAAGCTTCCCAGCTAAGTTAGGAGATAATCTTTCAAATAATTTAGCTATTGCAGATGCTTTACCAGCAAGTGGGATAGGTGAAATTAATTGACCAAAAGACCTCTCTGTCGGATATTTTGATGGTCCAAATAAATCAATACCATAAGGAGTTGGCTGAGCTTCACCTTTAGCATAAGAATAAGCCCTTCTTGCTAAATTAACAGGTGAAATGGCTAAATCGGCAGCGCCTTGAACCGCTCCTCGGCCTAACTCAGCAGCTCTACCCATGTAATCTTCAAGGCCTTCTTTATTTAGAAAACTCTCACCAATAGACTTTACAGAAACATCGGATTTTTTAGACTCTAACTCTGAAAGTCTCTGCTCTAACCGACGCCTCTTTTCTATTTTTAGCTCTTCAAGATCTAAATTACTACTCATTATTTATTTGCCTTGGATAACTCTGCTATCCTTTTCTCTAAATCTGCATCACTCATGGAGCTATATTTGTTTTTTCCTTCTTCGTAGCCTTCACCTTCAAATTTTGTTTCTTTAAGATTTGAAACGTCTTCCATCTTTATTGGTACAAAATTTAAATCTATTCCAGCCGCTTTCTCTTTCGCGAATGGGTATAAAGGTTGAGCAGCAATAGAAGCATTTTTAGCTAAAATAGACATTTCTCTAAATGCTTCATTTATTGAAGTAAGTGCTTGCTCAGGGTTACTTGTCCACATATTTAAAGAATTTGTAAAGTTGCTGTTAATGTCACGCCTTGTCTCATTAGTAGCGCCTAATTGCTCTAATTGCTTAGTAAGATTAGTTAAGTTTGAAGCAAGAATTGTTTTATAGTTTATATAATCATTATATGTTTCAGGCTTACTCGTCTTTAATGAATCAATGAACGCTTTCCCTTTTCCTTGAGCTCCAGCATATAAAGTAGAGTTATATACGATTCTTCTGGTTGTTGGATCTGAAAGTAGACCCTCTATTTGTAACGCGCTGTTCAGCTTTTTCTTAACTGAATCATCTCTTATAACATTATCATTTTCTCTAATTTGTCCCGCTAGCTTAATCCTTTCTTCATGACTTAAACCATTTCTATCAAGACCGTTGTTCATTAGATTAGATTTATCTTGTAAATTTTTAACTTGATCTTCAATTGTTAAAGAGTTAGCTCTTTCAGGACTCGCTACAACAGGTATAGAAGTACCATATAATTTATTTAATTCATTTTGGCGCTTAACCCCAAACAAACCAACCTGAGCGCTTTCTGTCAAAGGTTCTTTTCTTATTATTATATTAGAGTAGTCCCTTTCTCCAGTTTGTTTTGGCTGCTGGATGACCATATCTCCAGAATTTCCTGAAGCTATTAATCCTTCTTGATTTCCAGAGGGCATCAATCCTTCTTGATCTACTTCATCTTGGCCAATATTTTGAGTTGAAATCGCAGACATTGACTGAATTCTTCCTAACATGTTTTTAACAGCAGGTTCAAGTTGGTCAATACTACCGCTTAAAATAAGCTCTTTCTGACTTGCTGGTATTGAGTTTAAAAATAACCTAAGAGGAGCCAAGGCATTATTATTCTCTCTTGACTTCCTTAATGACGGGTCCATCAAAAGCTGCTCTTGAAATTTGCTATTTTTTAAATCAAATTCAGGCTTAACATAAGAAGTAAGCGCATTCTTATATTGAGAAGAGGCCAATGCTTCTGCTATGGAAGACTCTTTTTCTCTATCACCGTATTTTTCTAATAAAGCATTTTTAAGCTTATTTGCAACAGACTCTTCTTGCATTTTCCTTGCGTTCAAAAAATCTTTTATATAATTAGCATTTGGCAGTAATTGATAAGCCATGATCTTTCCTTTATATTTTATAACGGCATTTTTGGTTTATTCATTCCACCAGCAGCACTTCCTATCATTGAAAGAATAGATTGCTTACCTTGTTGCTCTACAGATCCTTGATCTTCTTTGCCCTGCAGATAAGAATCGCCAAGCCTTCCATAAAGTCCAGATTGACTTCCTGCAGCACCAAGCCCTTCTTGAGAAATTCCACTTTGACCTCTTTCATAACTGTCAGTGATCCCAAATATGTTTTTAAGATAATCATTCATATCTTTTGAAGCAACCTGCTGAGAGTAATCAGTAAGCCACTTCTGATTCTCTCCTGAGCCAAGCATGCCGCTTGCTGCCGCACCTTGATTTCCGGCCCTAACTCCTTTTTCAGTCAGCAATTTTGCGTAAGGAGACTCACTATATCCTCCCATAATGTTATTATAATAAGATGTTGGATCTTGTTTATTAGAAAGACTATCCATTAATAACTGCAAAGAAGTTTTCCCAGCATCAGACCATGGGGATAAATTCCCAACCGCTTTATCGTATAGATCTTTCTGACCAGTCAATCCCTTTTCAATAGAACGTTGCGCGTCACCAGCACCAGTCAAAAAATTTAATACTCCGCCCATAAACTACCACCATATATTATTTGTTAAAAAACTCAAAAAAAAAATAATTATCACTTTTTTTAAACATATTAAAACCGAGCATCTTTAAAAAAAATATGCATTTTTTATTATCTGATCTCACCATCCCAAGAATCCTATCGCAAGAAAGTTTGTCAAAAATAAAACTAACGCATAATTTGCAAATATCTATTGCAACTTTACCCCTGTAAACCTTCCTTATTGCAAGGTCAACAACACACTCTCTATCAGTTATCTTCTTTACCGCAGCAATCCCGCATATTTTATCATCAACATACATCCCAACAAAATAAACTCCAATAGAATTACAACTTAACAAGTCTAATTCATTTATATCTTTGTCAAACAAAAATTCTTTTGTCCCTTTTTCAAATAATACGCTTTCTATTTCTTCCTTGTTAATGCATTTATCAATTCTTAAGTTCAATATGTATACCAAGCATTTTTATATGGATAAACGTTAACAACGCCATAATTTGTATTTATTATTTTAGAAACTGCTCCATCAATAAACAACCCGTTTTCTGCTGTGATTGTAATATTGTTTACGCTCGCATTCCCGCTTATATCCTTTATTGTTATAGATCTAATGTTCCTTAATGACTTCTCCGACAAAACATATGCTTCAGGGCCTGCTGATACATCTACATTGACAAAAACAGTTGAAGTCTGTGTTACCAGATATAAAAGATTATCAAACCATGAACTCCATGGCTGAGTAAGTCTGCTCTCTTCATTTAACAAATAGTCATAAATAGGAGTGTCCGCTAAAAATTGTGAAACAATTGATATAGTCAATCTGGCATAACCTCATAAGATATAGATGCACCCATAATCATAAAATTGCTTTTCGTCCATGTCTCTAATTTAAATAAAAAAGAATCTGCTACGCCTATGTTAGAGAATTCTACTCTTTTAATCCATTGACCTTCAGAGCCCATACTAAGATTTTTACTATATTCATAAGTAACGCCTCCATTGTACGAAGCATCTAAGAATATAAGAGGAACTTCATCATTTGAATTTGGTATCCCCTGACCAGGAAGCACGTCAACCCTAAACTTGTCTACCCTCATTTTATTATATGTTGGATCAACAAAATGATGCGATACTCGATACCTATGGATACTCTCCTCCTGTATAAAAGGAGGAGAGTCTTGAACCCAGTAACTATTTGTATTGTACACATCAGAAAATTCAAAGTATTGAGGGCTATTATAGGCCCCTACATAATGTTTATTTCTAAAAAAAGCATGCCATTGAGCAATATGAACAGAGCCGTCTAGCATTTCAAGCCTATGCCAAACACCAGTTTGAACATTATAAACAAAAGTTATATCGTCAGTTGTAAAACTTAATTGATAAAATACACTCTTGTTAAACTTGTAAACAAAACCGTGGCAATTCTTTGGGTTCTTCATCTTCTGAATCGTTATATCTATGTCGCTAGAAATTGGCATAGGCTGGGTTCCTTCAACCATCATAACAGAACCTATACCGTTCTCATCTCCAGACAAAAAGAATAAACGTTGATAACCTTGTGCGACAGAAGCTGGAGATGCGCACCCATACTCTAAAAGAAGATTGTTATCTCTTCTAAATGGGAAATCTGACTCACCAGCATCAAGCCATACTTCTGTAGATATTTCTCCGAATATGAATAGCCTTCTATGTAAATCAGCCATCGCAACTATAATATCAGGCCTTGACTGAAAAAATGCAAATTGGTCAGGAGCCCAAACAGCACCATCATTTATCTGAGATATTGCGAATTTATTAGTCCCGCCAAAAGGAATTATGAAATAACCATCTTGATAAGCAACTGCAATAGGTTTTGTTGGGAAATTTGGATCAACTATCTTTGAAAAAACATTTGTGGATGGGTTGTATAACCATCCATCAATACCGTCTACAAATATTACCTCTTTCTGATTTGCGGTTATTCCAACAAATCCAGTAGTTGTATTAAGTAAATTACCAGCGTTAATTTGATGCGCAACATTAATAGAATCTATGCGATAAACTATTCTATTAGAAACTATGTACCAAGAACCCCTATAAACAAATGATTGCCTAGTATTTGTCCCGTCTACATTTAAAAGTCTTGGAGATCCTAATCCAGGAGTTTGAACTAGAGCTGTTGGCTTTTTATTCTGATTATCAAAAATTGGATAAAGATTAACTGTATCCTGAGCATCAAGTTGTACATGTCTCTCTATGTTGTAACCGCCAACAATTTTAAAATCAGAAAGCATTTGAGCTCCCATAGCCATAATAGTAATTGTCTCTAAGAATACTAGAGCTCAATATAGTCATGTCATTTTGATTTCCAGCAGTCATATTTTTATACATGCGCTGATACTCTCCTTCTGCGGAAGCGCTCCAGTTTTGAGAAGGATAAAAATTAAGAAGCTCCCTTGCTAAAGCATATTGCATGAACCTTTCATAATAGATTGGAACTTGAGATATGTCTGAGAATAATATAAATTGATCAATCATAAATCTAGCGTGTATATGACACATGTATGATTGATCTGGAGTTGGACCGAATGTAATTTGAGAAAATTGCGGGAATTTCTCAAATATACAATAATTTGGAAACCCAGTACCCATTAATCTAACGTTATTGTAAACCTGTGCTTTTTGTAAAATTCTAACCGGGTATACAATATTATCAGATGTTGGACCTTGGAAAACATTAACAAATTCAAGATCTACTATTCTATTTGTATTAAAATCAGCAGCAACAACGTTTGAAAATGTATATTCTGATTTTCCAGCAGTTAAATTAAACTCAAATTTACTCGTAGTTGGGATGTATATCCCACTAGATGAAAATTGGTCCATTAACTGATTTAATAAATATAATCCCTTTTGTAAGGCATCCCCAGGGAAAGGATTGTCGTCTCTAAATTGCGCGATCATGTAGAACGCGTTAAGTATTACTTCATTTATTGTTCTCGGTGACTGACTCATTATTCACGATCCTTTTTGGACGACCTCGCGTCTTCTTATTAGAACTACTTTCTTTTAGCTCTTTTAAAACTTCTCCGAGAAAATTTATGTCTTCTTTTAAAACTTTTAAATCTTCATCCGGAAGGGCCGAATTAGATAACCCATCCGGAGAAGGTTTATTGAAAAAATCAGGCGAACGGGCCCACTCCCCAGTGGCCAAATATTTCTCATATTCAAAGTCGCTAACAACTTTAGGGGGGAGAGTTCTATGAAAAATAAAGTTCGCCATTTTGATCCAATATTATTTAAATTTGAGAGATTAATTTAACCGCATAGTTATTATACCATGAAGCACCAACTAAAATATCAACTCGCATTACAGTTGAGAAGCTAATGATATCAGATTGTCGACTAACAGTAATCGATAAACCTTTATCACTTGTTCTCGTGTACGAATTAACGACATCAATTGGGAAATAAGGAACGCAAGCTAACTCAAGTCCTGTTTTGCAATAAGTCATATTACAAGCATAACTACCAGCTTGAGTTACAACCGCGCCATTTGCCAAAGGATTGACAACATTTCGCATCGTATTGTTAACATCTGTAATAATGCTAGGGCTAACAATAACAACAGCTTCACCGGCACCATCAGCATTAACAACATTCTGGACAACAAACTGAACCAAATCACCAGTTGATTGGTAATTAATTGGGTTAATTTGGAATGAACCAGCGACTGTAATTAAATCACCAGGCAAAAGAACGCCAACTGCGCCAGGAGTAAAGCCGGATAAATTAATAGTATTACCAGATGTAACGGTTCCATTAACTTGAACAGCGCCAGGAGCATCAAATGTTCCAGCAATGTGATTTACCAAAGATTGGTTTTCATAAATATCAAACCCGGAGTATTGGGCAAGCATATATCTAAGAGCAACTTCAGAGTTAATCGCATTATTAAAAGCATTGTAAACAGTTGGATTTGATTTAAGAGTAAGTCCATTATTAACAGTTAAAGCAGCATAAGAAGGATTAGCACCATCTGTTGGCATGCCTAACTTCATCATTTTAGCTTTTGCTGCAGCAATATTATTAAAAGAACTAACTGGAGCGGCATTTGAACCAACAAAGTTAGCAACTTGAGTAACAGCTAAATCAGAAATATAACTTTCAACTTTTCCAATTAATGATTGGACAGCTGGACGAAGATATCGATCATTGAAATCATCAACTTTTAAAGTTAAATCTCTTGGCGATACTTCAAACGCAGTATTGAAGCTTTTCAGCGTCAAAGGTGTCGCTTGTTCTTCTGGGCCATTAGGCTGAGCTAACGTACCTTCTCTTGCAATAAATCGGTTTACTGCACGAACGTTTACCGTATCTCCAGGCATATACGTTCTTTGAGTGAAGTCTTTTTGAACATTTCTGCTGGATGTAGAAATAAGACTATTATTATTTTCAAAATTTGCCAAAGCATAATTTGACAGAAGTTCCGAACTTAAAAAATTACCAAGCGCCATTATATTTAATTCCTTTTGTTCCTCTCCCTTTCTCTTCTGCTTATTTCAGCGTAAGAAAGTTTTGAGGGGTCTGATAAAATAGATTTGCCTGAGCTATTAGACTGGCTAACAGGCGAAGGAGCTTTTGAAAGCTTCTTTGCAATTACCCTAGAGTTAAAAGCTTCAGCATACCTAACCACTTCTTTCATTTGTTTAAACTTAGGTAGCTTGTTAATTCGATCTAACTCAGCAGTATTTTTTGAAAGTGAATATAAAATATCTCCCGGGTTGGAAATAAATTGAGCGGCCATTTGCATTTCGTTAGTTATCTTGTTGACACTTCTTCCAACAACTTCCTCGAAGTCATCATATTTGTCAGAAGCTTCAGCAACACTTTTAAAGTAGTCTTTCTGTAATTCTGACAACTCTAAATTTTCACGCTCTGCAATTTTCTGCTTTTCTAAACGTTGCTTGGCAAATTCATGCGCAAACATCTGTTTCTGAACAATTCCCTCAATGGTATCTTCGTTAATAGGAAGACCCGTATATGGGTTAATGCTCGGAATCGAAACATCAGATACCTCATGATGGGCAAATTGATGCGGAGATCTTTCTGCCGACATAGCAGATTTCATTCGCACAATTTCTTCTTCTAAAGCCCTCATTTCTCTTTGATGACGTTTTTCTTGCCGTCCAATTCTCGCCTTTACGCCACTAGGTAAGTCGTTTTCATGATCAGTCTTGATATTAATGACATCTTCATCAATAACCTGACCATCATTAACCTCATTAGCAACAACCTCTTCATCATCAGGGAACTTTATCTCATGCTCACTATCAGTATTATCATCTTCACCATCTTGCAATTTTTGCGCAGGATCTTCTAATAAAACACTACTCTCTATATTTAAATCTTCCAAGCTACTCCCCTTTCTGGCGGAAAACCCTATGCTTTGGCCGCATATTAGCCCCACCAAATAATTATTGGCGTGCAATAAGAATACTTACTGTAAATAAA